ATTATTATTGGTTTAAAGAAGGATTTAGTTTAAATGAAATTGAATCTATTAAAAATATATCATTAGATTATTCTTTTGAAAAAGCAACTACAGTATCATCTAATTCTGATAATGAAGTTCGAAAAAGTCAAATTAAATGGTTACATCTAAATTCTAAAACTGATTGGGTTTATGATAAAATTGTAAATATGGCTATAGAAGCTAATACTATATGGAAATTTAATCTTCATTCAATTATAGATTCAATTCAATATACAGAGTATTATGAAGGTGGAGGTCAATATGATTGGCACGTTGATATAGGACCTAAACATATATCCCATAGAAAAATCTCAATAACAATACAACTTTCAGATTCTGATGAATATGAAGGTGGAGAATTAGAATTATGGACAGGTAATGGATATCATACTATGCCTAGAGGTAAAGGAGTGTCAACATTTTTCCCAAGTTTTACAATGCATAGAGTAACCCCTGTAACTAAAGGAACAAGAAAAAGCCTAGTTTTATGGATAGGTGGAGAACATTATAAATAAATAAAAATGAGAGTATCCCTAATAACTGTAGATGATTTTTATACTAATGTAGATGACGTTAGAGAATATGCCCTACAACAATCTTTTAATGTAACAGGTAATTACCCAGGTAATAGAACAATATCATTTTTAAATGAATCAGTTCAAGAAGTAATACAAAATCTTCTTTTATCTCATGCAGGAGAAATTACTTGGTGGGGTGGTGAATATTCAGGAGCTTACCAATATACTACTAAACATGATAAAAGTTGGATTCATGCTGATCAAACATCAAATTGGGCAGGTATTTGTTATTTAACCCCTAATGCTCCACCATCAGGAGGGACTGGGTTCTTTAAACATAAAGAAACAGGTATTACTGAAGCTCCTATAAAAGAAGATGGTACATATGATGTGGAAATATTAAGTAAATTAGGTAAAGATTCTCAAGATTATAGCAAATGGGAAATGATAGATGAAGTTTCAAATAAATACAATAGATTAATATTATATAGAGCTGATATGTTCCATCAATCTTTAGAATATTTTGGTGATAATATTTCTAATGGTAGATTATTTCAAACCTTCTTTTTTAATACTGAATTTTAATGCTTAAAACAAAAAAACCAAGTGCTATAATTTATGGGTTAGAACAAAAAGGTACATTTTCATTAACATCTGATATTTATTTTGAAGAAAATTTACATGAAGAAGTTATAATTCATTCTTTACCTTATAATCATAATATAGAACAGGATTTTGCTCAATATACTCCTAATTTAATTATTTATTTAGATAATAGTAATATTATATTAAAAGATAAATATTTACTTTCTAAAACTTACACATATCCTACAGATTTCCCTCCTAACAATATTTTAGCAAACGATATTGTATGTCAATCTACATTTACTATTTGTAGAAATATTTCACCTTTCTTTTCAATATTTACCCCTACTTATAAAACAGGAGAAAAAATTAAAAGAACTTATGAAAGTGTAAAAAATCAAACTTATGGAAACTGGGAATGGATCATTTTAGATGATTCCCCAGATAATGAAACTTGGGATATTATAACTGAATTAGCTAAACAAGATTATAGAATAAAACCTTTTAAACTAAATCCTATAACAGGAGGTAACGTAGGATTAGCAAAAAATAGAGCAGCTTCTTTATGTGAAGGTACTTGGCTAGTTGAATTAGATCATGATGATGCTTTAATAAGTACTTGTTTAGAAGATTGTTATAAAGCTTCTTTAAAATACCCAGATGCTGGTTTTATGTACACTGATGTATGTGAGTTATATGAAAATGGTGAAATGAGACCTTATGGCTATATAGGTGAAGACTGGTATGCTCACCCAGAGAATCCCTTTAATTTTGGATATTCTGGTCATACTTGGATAGAAATAGATGATAAATCATACTTAAATCATCATTATCCATCAATAAATCCTTTGACTATTAGATTCAATATTTCTATGCCTAATCATGCTAGAATATGGAAAACTAAAGTTTACCAAGCAATTAAGGGTCACAATAAAAATCTCCCAGTAGCTGATGATTATGAACTAATAGTACGTACATTTTTAAATACGCGGATTATTCATGTGCAAAAAATGTTATACTTACAATATAATAATGGTAATAGTACTGTAGATAATAACAGTATAGACATAAATAGACGCGCAAGATTAATACGAGATCATTATGATTCTCAAATACATGATCGTATCTTAGAGTTAGGTAAAGTAGATTGGAATTGGGATGAAAAATTAGGTCGTTCTCAACATCTTCAAAATCAAACTTTTATAAGAAAATATTATCAAGAAGAACAAGTTTTAAATTATATATTTAAGTAATGAAAAACATATGTTTAGGTTTTTTAACAGGTCATTCAAGAGGAGCTACCATTACAGTAGATGGTGAAGTTAAAATTTCTATTGCTAATGAAAGAATTAGCCGTATTAAAACAGATGAATCAAAAATAATCCCAATAGAATCTATTGATTATTGTTTAAATGCTTTAGGATTTACTTATAATGATATTGATCTGTATGTATATAATACTACACAAGAAAATTCTAATATCCCTACTCAATTTCAAGAACTTACAGGACAATCCTTAGATAAATTAAAGTTTATTCCTCACCATATGGCTCATGCCTATTCTACTTTTTATGCTTCAAATTTTGAAGAAGCTGTAGTAGTTGTAGCTGATGCTATGGGTTCATTATATAATGATGATACTCCTATAAAAGATTGGTATCAATTAGATGAATCTGATTTAAATAAAGGTCAACAATGGAGCGAAGGTTTTTCAATTTATAAATTTACTAAAAATAAATTATTACCTGAACCAATTTTCAAAAAATGGGTTAAATTCCCATTCTCAATACATGATGAAGGTTCAATTGGTTATCTTTATGGTATGGGGGCACTTCAGTTAGTTTATAATGAAAAGCATAATACATGGTCTTCTGGTAAATTAATGGGTTTAGCTTCTTATGCTAATAAAGATTGGGTATCTCAACAATCTGAATACTCTATTAGAACTGAAACCGATTTACAAGTATCCACATTTCCCATTATGGAGGACACAGTAAATTATAATTCAGATTTTCAATCAAAAGCTAATGTTGCAGGTCTATATCAAAGGGAACAAGAATTAAACTCATTACATTTAGTTAAAATAGCTAAAAACTTAACAAATATGGATAATCTTTGTGTTGTTGGAGGTTCATTTTTAAATTGTAATACAAATGAACTAATCTTACAATCAAAATTATTTAAAAATAATTATTTTTTACCCCCGTCAGATGATAGTGGAATTTCTTTAGGGTGTGCTTTTTATGGAAGCACTTTACTTACAGGAAGAACTCATCAAAATACTAAGTGGATGACTCCTTATTTAGGTAAAACATATTCAGATGCAGAAATAAATTTAGATATAACTAAATTTGATAATATTAAAGTTTCTAGATTTACTGAAGAAAAAACAATCCAATTAGCAGCCCAATATCTTTCAGAAAATAAAGTCATTGGTTGGTTTAATAAAGGTTCTGAAAGTGGACCTAGAGCTTTAGGTAATCGTTCTATTCTTGCTAATCCAAGTTCTAAATGGATGGTTGAATATATTAACAGTGAAATTAAAAAACGAGAATGGTATCGTCCATTTGCTCCTTCAGTATTATTTGAAGAACAAAGTAAAATATTTGAATTAGATGTCTATTCACCATATATGTTAGTAACAACTAATGTTAAACCTGAATGGAAAGATAAAATCCCGGGAGTTACTCATTTTGATTATACTTCTCGGTATCAATCAGTTACAAAAGAATCTAATTTTAAATATTATAAATTAATATCTGAATTTAATAATTTAACAGGTCTTCCTGTAATTTTAAATACTTCATTTAATGGGCCCGAAGAACCCATTGTAGAAACCCCTTATGATGCTATAAAAACTATGTTAACCCATGGTCTTTATGCTGTATTTATTGATAATTATATAATTACTAAAAAATGAAAAAACCACCCCATATTAAAATCGTAATGAACGCTATGGTTGGTAGTGAAGAAGCTACTATTACTAGAATGTTAACATCTGTTGTAGATTATATTGATTATTATGTTGTCCAATGTAATGGTTCAGATAATACTCGAAATATAATTGATAATTTCTTCAACGAAAGAAACATCCCAGGATTTACTTATGAAACTAAATGGGAATATCCAGGATTTAATAGAGACCATACATTACAAACATGCTTAAAATCAAACCATGGTTGTGATTGGATTTTACGTATGGATGCTGATGAGCAATTATCTGTTGATGAAACTTTTGATTGGGAAATTTTTACTGATACATCAATTAATAGTTTTAATATCACAGCAGATCCTGGAAATTCATTATATTTTCGTACTTGGTTATGGAATGCTAAACTTCCATGGTTTTTCCAAAAAGATAAAAGACATGAAACCATTCACTTACCAGATGTAGGGGAAAATTTTCAACGAGTAAGTTTACCTTCTAGTTTTAAACAAATAATTACTAATGATGGAGAAACTTGGTTTGCTCCTATGAAATTTTTAACTGATGCTTTAGAACTTGAATTAGATAAAATACCATCAAATAAAGTACTAGAAGATGATTATCATTTATGGTATATAGCTAAGTCATATAATGATGCCTATAGAGATCCTGATAATTTACCCTTTGGACAAGCTCACTCAGAAGAATATGCTCGCAGAGTAATTTTCTATTATACCCAATATTTAAATAAATTACATAATTTTGAACAAACCCAACATCCAAATCGATTAGATGATATGGGTTATTATGCTTGTATATTAATAGCAGATGCTTATAGTTGGATTGGAGACCATGAAAAACATGTTTACTTTTTAGAAAAAGCAACTTTATTTAATCCTAGTAGAAATGAACATTATGTTAAATTAGCTTTACATTATCAATCTAAAGAACAATATAACAATATGATGTCAATTACAACTAAATTAGTAGACGTTAATAGACCTAATCCATTCCCAGAATCTTCTTTTTTAATTGAAAATAGTGCATATTATAATACTGGAACCTTTTGTCAAGAATTACACAACATAGCAACTTCTTTTTCTCAAAATGGATATTACTCCTAAATACGATTATTTAATAGTAGGGGCTGGTCCCTTTGGTTCTGTATGTGCCCATGAATTGAATAAACAAGGTAAAAAATGTTTAGTTATAGACAAACGAGAAACTATTGGTGGGAATTGTTATACTGAAGATATAAATGGTATTCATGTTCACAAATATGGGGCTCATATATTTCATACTAATGATAAAAAACTTTGGGATTATGTAAATCAATTTGCTCCATTTAGACAATATACTCATAATGTTATTGCAAATTATAAAGGGGATATGTATACACTTCCTTTTAATATGTGGACATTTAATCAAATGTGGGGAGTAACTGAACCTGAACAAGCAAAAGAAAAAATTGAATCTCAAAAATTTAAAGGAAATGTTACAAATCTTGAAGAACAAGCAACTTCAATGGTTGGGAAAGATATCTATGAAAAATTAATTAAAGGTTATACTGAAAAGCAATGGAATAGATCTTGTATAGACTTACCACCTTCAATTATAAAACGACTACCAGTTAGATTTACTTGGGATAGTAATTATTTTAATGATAAATATACAGGAATGCCTATTGGAGGTTATACTCAAATATTTAAAAAAATGTTAGAAGGGATTGATATTAAACTTAATGTTGATTACTTTGATAAAAAAGAATATTATGATTCCTTAGCATCAAAAATAATTTATACTGGACCTATTGATAAATTTTTTAATTATAAATTTGGAAAATTACAATATAAAAGTCTTAGATGGGAAACAGACCATCTTAAACAAGACAACTTCCAGGGTAACCCAGTAATAAATTATACAGATTCTGAAGTACCTTATACTAGAATTTTAGAACATAAGTGGTTTGATCCTCAAAATCAAAAAGGAACTATAATAAGTAAAGAATATTCTGTAGATTATAATGGGAATAATGAACCCTATTATCCTATTAGAGATCAAGATAATATGGAAATATATAATAAGTATTATAATTTAACTTTAAGTCTTAATAATTATATTTTTGGGGGGAGACTTGCAACTTACGTATATTATGATATGCATCAAGTAATAGCTCAAGCTTTAGCTAAAATAAAAGAATTTAATAAGTAATATGAAAAATCCAAAAGTATATGCCCATGCTTCTTATGTGGGAACTACAGGGTATAATAACCATACTAGAGATTTTTTTAGACATCTTTCAAAACACATTGATCTTAAAGTTAGAAACTTTACTATAGGAGGACAATGGAAAGGATTAAGTGATGAACCTCATAATGAAGAACCATATTTAACTGATTTAGATAAAAAATTATTATGTGAACAGACTTTACAAGAAGATAATAACATATTACATAACCATCTTATATATTCACACCACCCAAATAATTTTAATCATAATGTGAATTTAGTGTTAAGTGAAACTAATCACTATTACTTTTATGAGTCTTATAAAGGTCCTAAAATTGCCTATAATGTTTGGGAAACTACATTACAACCGGAAAGTTTTTTTCAACGGTTATTAAAATATGATCAAATTTGGGTTCCTTCTAAATGGCAAGCTAAATGTACTATAGCTCAAGGAGCAGATCCTAATAAAGTAAAAGTAGTACCTGAAGGTGTAGATATTGAAACTTTCTATCCAGAATCCCCTACAACTGAATTAGATTATGTAGATGGTCGATTCAAATTTATTTTATTTGGTCGTTGGGATTATCGTAAATCTACTAAAGAAATAATTCAAACTTTTTTAAAAACATTTTCACCTGAAGAACCTATTGATCTTATTTTATCTATTGATAATATGTGGGGTGAAAAAATGGATGGTTTTAAAACTACAGAAGAAAGATTAGCTTATTATAATTTAGTAGATGATAGAATTAAAATTAAACATTTCCCATCAAGAGAAGATTATATAACATACATGAAAAATGGTCATATATTTTTATCATGTGCTCGTAGTGAAGGGTGGAACTTACCTTTAATTGAAGCTATGGCTTGTGGAACACCATCTATTTATTCAGCGGGATCAGGACAAATGGAATTTGCTGAAGATAAAGGTTTACCTGTAAAAATAATAGGAGAGAAATTAGCAAATAGTAATAACTATGGTCGTTACACAATGAGCGATCTTCCAGGTAGTTACCCAGAACCTGATTTTGAAGATTTATCACTTGTAATGCGTGACGCTTTTGAAAATTATAATAATCACAAAAAACGAGCTTTAGAAGAATCAAAAATAATTCATAAAGATTTTAATTGGGATCGTGTAGCTGATATTGGTAATAATACTTTACAAGATTTTTTAAACAATTATACACCTGTAATCTCTCAACCAAATGATATTATTATAACATATACTGATGGTCCTAAAGTTGAAATTAATGGAGATAATGTAAAAGATTATTTTATAGAATTTATAAATGGGGATACTAATGAAGTAGTTCATAGTGCTAATATGACTAATAATATGTGGACTTCATGTAGTAGAAAATATTACATCCCTTGGATTATAAAAATTAATGGAGAAATAGTAGATAAATTAGACTTAACAAATGAGCATGTTATTATTGGATTAGAATCAAAATCCATAGGTGATAATATAGCATGGACCCCATATGCAGTAGAATTTGCTAAAAAACATAAATGTAAAATTAGTCTAGCTACTTTCTATAATTCATGGTTCAAAAATCTCCCAGCTTATAAAGATATTGAATTTATAGAACCAGGAACACAATTACCTTGTAAAACTATTTATAAAATAGGTTGGTTTAGAGATGAAAAAGAATTTTTTAATAATAAAGATGGTCATCCAAATCAAGTTAATTTAAACCCATTACAACAAACAGCTACTGATATTTTAGGTTTAGAATTTAAAGAATTAAATTATGGGTTGGATTTTCCAAAAAAAGAAAAATTAATTAAAGGTAAATATGTAGTTATAGGACCTGAATCAACAGCTGGTTGTAAAGAATGGCCTCGAGAAAATTGGGAAATTTTAATTAAATTATTAAATCAAATAGGATATCAAGTAGTAGTTTTAAGTAAAAATGAACTTCATTATCCCCAAGCAATTAGATATTGGAATCAATCTTTTGATATAATAGCTAATATTTTACACCACTCAACTTTATTTATAGGTTTAAGCTCAGGACTAGCTTGGTTTAATTGGTCTTTAGGTAAAAAAACTTTAATGTTAAACAATTTTACTTCTAAAGAACATGAATTTCAAACTAGAGTAACTAGGGTTCGTAATGAATCTGTATGTAATTCTTGTTGGGTTAATCCTAATTTTGTATTTGACGCAGGAGATTGGGATTGGTGCCCTATTTGGAAGGGGACCGATAAACAACATATTTGTCAAAAATCAATAACTCCGACCCAAGTATTCAATAAAATAAAACAACAAATAAATTTTAAATAACCTCTATAATATTTATCATCATGGAAAAAGTGTTTTTAACAAAAGAAGAGATAAAAACAATAACTGATTTACAAACAAAAGAAGAAAAGTTTATATCTCAACTCGGTACTTTAGAATATCAATTACAAATTTTGCTTAAACAAAAGAAGGAATTAAAGGATTCAATTGATCCTCTTCAAGTAGAAAAAGAAAAATTAGCTAAATCTTTACAAGATAAATATGGTGAAGGTTCTATTGATACTAGTACAGGAGAGTTTATAAAACAGAATTAATTTTTAATACTTTTTCTAATATTTATAATCAAAATATTAATCTCCTAGGAAATGGCAGAAATTTTAGTATCCCCTGGCGTATTAGCAAATGAAAACGACCAGTCTTTCGTAACCCAACAACCCGTAACATTAGGTGCGGCACTTATAGGTCCAACAGTTAAAGGTCCAGTTGAAGATCCTGTACTTGTAACTACCTTTAGTGACTACTCTAATCGTTTCGGTACTACACTACAAAGTGGTAGTGGAACTTATACTCCCTTAACTACTCTAGCAGCTCAAAATTATTTTGCTAACGGAGGTACTTCACTTACAGTAGCAAGAACAGTACCAAGTGCTTCAGTTTGGACTTTTGCTACAGCTAGTATATTAGCATCTTCAGGGTCTGATGGCCAAATTAATTCATTTACTCTAGAAGCATTAGATAAAGGTGTAGAATTTAATAATTCTGGATCTCTATTAGCTAATGACGCTTTAACATCAGGTTCAGTAGAAAATATTAGATACGAAATAGCTACTAATAATACATCATCCGGTTTATTCTCTCTAGTAATTAGACGAGGTGATGATACTCAAGTTAATAAAGTAGTTTTAGAAACTTTCCCTAATCTTTCTTTGGATGAAACTCAACCTAATTACATTTCTGCAGTAATAGGTGATCAAACAAGAAACTATAACGCAACAGAAAATTACATTGAAATTTCAGGTTCACATCCTAATAATTCAAGATATATTAGAGTAAAAGAAGTTCTTAAGCCTACCTATAATTTCTTTGATAATGCAGGTAATGCTCGTTCAATTTACACAGCATCTATCCCAGCAGTAGGATCAGGTTCTGAAGGAGGTGCATTTGGTGGTGCTGCAGGTAGTAATTTCCAAGCACAATCAAAAATAGGAGCTAATAAGTATTATAATGATATTACTTCTACAAATTCTCAAGGTTTAGTAGGAGCGGATTATACTAATATGATTAGTTTACTAGCTAATCAAGATGACTTCAGCTTTAATGTTATAGCAACTCCAGGTATTTATTATGATGATTATTCATCTCAAGTAACTACTATTATTAATAATACTCAAGTAAGAGGAGACAGTATTTTTGTATTGGATCTAGTAGCTTGGGGTTCAACTATTACTAACGCAGTAAACCAAGCATCTAATTTAAATAGTTCATATGCTGCCACTTATTGGCCATGGGTTAGAATTAGAGATGCTTTTGCCAATAAAAATGTATGGGTACCAGCATCAACTATGATACCGGGAGTTTTCGCATATAACGACAGTGTAAGCGAGCCATGGTTTGCTCCAGCAGGTATCAACAGAGGAGGATTATCTACGGTAATTACCGCGGAAAGAAAAGTATCTTCAACTAATAGAGATACTTTATATGAAGGAAATATTAACCCAATTGCTACATTCCCTGGAACAGGAGTTGTAGTATACGGTCAGAAAACGCTACAAAGAAGAGCATCTGCTCTTGATCGCGTAAATGTTCGTAGATTGTTAATAGCACTTAAATCATTCATTTCTCAAATAGCATTAGGTTTAGTATTTGATCAAAATACTACTGCTACAAGAAATAATTTCTTAGCAGCAGTTAACCCATATTTGGAATCAGTACAACAAAGACAAGGTTTATTCGCGTTTAAAGTTGTAATGGATTCTAGTAACAACACTCCAGATGTAATTGATAGAAACCAATTAATTGGTCAAATCTACTTACAACCAACTAAGACAGCTGAATTCATTTACTTAGATTTCAACATCTTGCCTACAGGAGCTACGTTCCCAAGTTAAAAAACTAATTATTTGAATATTTATAATAAATAAACAACACAGCAATGCCAGTAATTGATCCAAACGAAATTTTCTTCACAGCCTTCGAACCGAAACAGGCTAATAGGTTTATCCTATATGTTGATGGTATCCCAAGCTTTATGATTAAAGGTCTATCAGGTCTTGGGTTCGAGCAGAACGAAATCACAATGAACCATATTAATGTTTACCGTAAGATTAAAGGTAGATTAGTTTGGAACGATGTTACCATGACTTTATTTGACCCAATTACTCCTTCAGGTGCTCAAGCAACTATGGAGTGGTTACGCTTACACCACGAATCAGTAACAGGTAGAGATGGTTACAGTGATTTCTATAAGAAAGACTTAACTGTAGATATCTTAGGACCTGTAGGTGATATTGTATCAGAATGGATTCTTAAAGGAGCATTTATTAAAAATGCTAACTTTGCAGATTTAAACTGGGATGAAGGTGAAACAGTACAAGAAATACAAATGACCATTGGTATGGATTATTGTGTATTGAACTTCTAAAAAAAATTCAAATATTCTTAAAGAAAGCTTGGCTATGCCGAGCTTTTTTTTTACATTAATATATTATACTAATATAGATGATGTCTTATACTATAGAAATAATTGCTGCAATCGATATGTTGATTGTTATTTTATTTGCTGTTTTTCTTAAAATGGCTAGGGATACTAAAAATCAAAATGAAATTTTAAAACGTGAATTAAAAGATTTTAAAAAAGACCATTTACATTCATTTACAACAATGTTAAATAAAATTGCTGAAAACGAAAAACAAATCTCTGAAAAAGAAAAAAATATTATTTCTCAAACTAATTTACGAGTTAACCAATTAGAATCAAAAATTTATAAAGATTTTGATATGTATCGTCAACAAGGCCGCCAATATTAATAATTACTTATTGAAGAATTTATTCTTGCAATATTTATACATGAAAAAAAACAGTTTTAAATAAATAAAAATTTATGAGTTTTAACTTACCAACAGAAACAATTGACTTACCTTCAAAAGGTTTAGTTTACCCTGAAAACCATGCTTTATCAAGTGGTACTATTGAAATCAAATATATGACTGCTAAAGAGGAAGATATCCTTACTAACCAAAATTATATTAAAGAAGGAACTGTATTAGATAAATTATTAGAATCATTAATTATAACTAAATTCAATTATAATGATTTAGTTATTGGTGATAAAAATGCCATTATGATTGCATCTCGTATTTTAGGGTATGGAGCTGAATATAAATTTATATATAATGGTACAGAAGAAACAATTGATCTATCTCAGATCGAAAATAAACCTTTAGACGAGTCTTTATATACTAAAGGTCAAAATGAATTTACGTTTGATTTGCCAAATTCTGATAATTCAATTACCTTTAAATTATTAACTCATGGTGACGAAATAAAAATTAATCAAGAATTAGAAGGTATTAAAAAAATAAAAAGAAATAGTTCTCCTGAATTAACTACTCGTTTAAAACACATGGTTACTTCTATTAATGGTGATCCTGAAAACAAAAGTATTCGAGAGTTTGTCGACCAAGCCTTTCTGGCAAGAGACGCCAGAGCATTTAGAGAATTTATCCAGAAAATTCAACCCGACGTTGATTTAACTTTTTTTCCCTCTACTTCAACCACACCAGTCTCTATCCCAATTGGGATTAACTTTTTTTGGCCTGACGCCGACTTCAGCTAAAGAATATAGAGTTAGTTTTTTAACTCAAATTCACGAAATTTGTTTTTATGGTCAAGGAGGTTATTCTTGGCCCATAGTTTATGATATGCCCCTTTGGTTAAGGAAATTTACATATGCTAAAATAAAAGAGCATTATGATAAGCAATCTGAAATAATAAATAAGCAAACATCTAATCCTAATAAAACAGATATTATAGGAAAAGATGGAAAAATAAATATTCCAACTTCAATGCAAAAGGCTAATAAGAAGTAATATTTATACCATATAATCATACTATGGCTACACCCGAAGATTTAAAAAAAGCAGCAAAAGAAACTCAAGCAGAATTTGGTCGAATGCTAGAAACTGTAAGTTCTATTGCAGATAGATTAGTTGAAGGGGTAGAAGAATTTAATGATAGACTTGATGCATCTGGAGATAAAGTAGATGTCATAGGTCAAACTATGAAACGTGGTTTAGTAGCTGAACTTAAAAACACAGTCAAAAACCAAGAAGATTTAATAAAACTTCAAATTAAAGCTGAAAAAGGAGACGCTAAATCTACAGATATAGCTAAACAACGCCAAAAAGTTTTAGAAAATAGAAAATTACTTGAGATTAAAATCGAGAATATTCAAAAGCGAAAAGGAGACCTTAGTAAAAAAGAAAGACAAGAACAAGGTCGACTCATAAATGATATACAAAGTGAAATTAACCTTCAAGAAAAGGTTATAAACACAATTGAAAAAACCAATAATAAAAGAGCTCTAGGTAAAGGACTTACAGGATTAGTTGGAGAAAATATTAAGGGTTATTTAGGTAACTTAGATAAATCCGGAACACTCACATCTGCTTTTTCAGGCCAACTATTTACAGCTGAAGGTGCTGCATTAGGTGTACAAGGAATTTTAATAGGTTTTGCAAAAGCCATACTTGAAGCTACTGATAGATCAGTTGCATTTCAAAAATCATTTGGTCTTACTTTTACCTCTGCTCAAGAATTACAAAAATCCTTAGCAACAACAGCTGACGCTACAGGAGAAGCAGCTATATCAGCCGCAGATTTAAATAAATCATTTATAGCTTTATCAGAAGAAACAGGTATTGTTTCAGGTTTTGGGGGTGAAACATTAGAATCATTTACTCAACTTAATAAAGTATTAGGTTTTAGTACTAGTGAAGCAGCTAACTTATCTCTTTTATCAAGAACCCAAGGTAAGAATACAGAAGATATACTAAATAATGCTTCAAAAACTGTAGGTGTTTTTAATAAACAAAATGGTCTTGCTATTAATTCAAAAGGTATTTTATCTGATGTAGCAAACACATCTAAAGCTATACAAGTATCCTTAGATAGTAACCCAGAAGCATTAATGAAAGCAGCAACAGCAGCTAAGGCATTAGGTTTATCTTTAGAAGATGTTGACCAAATAGCAGGTTCAATTCTTAATTTTGAAGAAAGTATAGGAGCCCAAATGCAATTTGAACTTCTTTCAGGTAAACAAATTAATTTTGAAAAAGCAAGAACCTTAGCTTTAAATAATAATCTGGAAGGTTTATCTAATGAAATTAAAAACAACGCTGCACTTACAGAAGTTTTTACTACAGGTAACAGAATCCAACAAGAAGCAGCTGCTAAAGCTTTAGGCATGAGCCGAGAACAAATGGCTGAAATGGTTCAGAAGCAACAATTTTTAACATTAGGGCAAGAAGAATATAATGCAGCATTTGGAGATGGAACATATGAGCAAATGAAGTCATTAACACAGATGGAGACATTGCAAGGATTATTTCAAAAAATAAAAGACCAGGTTGTAGCAATTGGAATAGAATATGCTCCATTTATTAAGGCTGGGATAGAATCCTTAACAGCATTTGTAGCATCAGGAAAAGCATTAGAAAAAATGAAATCTGTCATAGGAGGATTGGTTACAGTTGCAGCATCATTAGCTGCTCTTAGTTTAGTAAGTTCAGTTGCCCGAATTGTAGCTTCTTTTGCAGCTATACCTGGAGGGTTCGGTGTTCCTTCAGGTCTTTTAGCAGCAGGAGCTACAGTCGCTTTAGCTCATTCCGCAGCAAGCTCAATTACCTCAGTAGATGATGGTATTGCCGATTCATCTCGTGGTCCCTTTACTATTACCGATTCATATGGTAAAATGGCTATGACAGCACAAGGTGATAGTTTAGCAGTATCTCCTAATATTAATCAAGGAGATAGTGGTGGTAGTGGTAATGGAAAAATGATATCTTTACTTGAACAATTAGTTAACAGAACAGGTGATGTTATGTTAGATGGACAAAAAGTAGGAAATGTATTATCATCTACTTATCGTACAATGTCGAATTAACTTTTATTTTCAATATTTATAATAAACAACAATAAAAAACTAATAATTATGGCTAATTCACTTGAACAAATGTTCGATCAAAATGGCTCACCTTTAGCAGTTCCAGTTTCTCCAGCAAATGGCGTTACTCCGGATAGTGTAAGTATTGTAGGTAATTCAACACTTCACAATGAGTATTCTAATATTGGTAACCCTAATAGTAATGCTCCTGCTTATAATAATTTTGGAGCAGGTGCTACGGGATATTCTACCCCACCTATTTCTCAACAAGGTTTAGCTAGCGAACAACATCAAAAACCAGTAAATAGATACGAAAATAATCTTCCTCCCGGAGCATCATTTTAATATCTATATATGCCTTCTCTTGTAGATCTTACAACAGACCTAAAATCTTTACGCTTTGGTAGAGATAAACAAGGTGGTGGAAGCAGTAACCAACCCTATATAGTTACCCCTATACCAGAAGGTGATACTACTGGGGCAAGTGAGCTGTATGGGGATTTTCTTTTAAGAGGAGGAGCATTACGTCCAACAATTGTTGCACGAAATACAAGTAGGTTAGTTAAATTTCTTACAGATTTTCAAACTGGGGATGGGGTTGCATTTATAGCTAAACAAAATCTTTTAGCTAGATTAAATCCACCATCAATAGGGCAACCTAATAGGGTTTATGACCCCACAGCAAAAAATACAATTCTCCAAACTGCTGATCCTACAGGTACAATTCATTTTAACAAAGATGGTTTTAACCTTACTACTCCTTATAATAATACTTACGAGAGAGAAACATTTAACCAAAATGCAGATTTTCCTAATAGAAATAGGTTAGTAAAATTAACTAATAATAAAATTGCAGGAAAGACTTCGAGTATTTCTTTAATATATGGAGTTACTAATATTCCTGGAAATATATTAACTTATAATGGTGGAGCGGGTTCTGTTGGTGGTTTTGGTACTACTAAGATAAATAGAGTATCTGTTACAGACCAAAATAGTTCATATATTCAATTAGGTAATGGAATAAGCGGTACACGAGATAATACAACTACACCTAATCTATCATTTACTAATAGAACAATAAGTGATTTATCAAGTACTTCACCCATATCAGGTACTAGAGTATATCAATCAGAAGCAACTACAATCTTAACAGATTTTAGAGAACAAATTAAAGAAGATAACCCAGTTGCTGCAACAAAATTAGTTTCATCTAACTATAGAGATTTTAATAGACAATCTACATATAGTATTACAGATTCTGGTAATAGAAGTTTTATTAGAACTGACCAATATAAAGGGGCTCTATCAGAAATAGATAAAAACCCAGTATCAGATCCTGTTACTATGAAATCTATTTATTCTTCAGATGAGGTAGATAAAGAAGTAAGAAATAGTGATTTTATTAAATTTTGGATTGCTCGTTTAGATAATGATTCTATAACTGGAACTAAAGAATATATCCACTTAAGAGCCTACCTTTCAGGTATATCAGATAGTTTCCAAGCTGGTTTTAATAGTTTTAAATATGTAGGTAGAGCTGAAACCTTTAAAACATATAATAGTTTTGATAGAAGTTTTAATTTTACTTTAAAAGTAGCTGCTTTATCTAAAGTAGAACTTGCTCCTATAATTACAAAATTAAACTATATTGCTTCACTTACTGCACCTGATTATTCTTCAGGTGGATTTATGCGATCTAATATTGTATATTTAACTCTAGGTGATTATTTAAATAATGTACCTGGATTTATAGAAAGTGTTAATATAACTATCCCTGATGATACTTCATTTGAAATAGCTAGAGGAGCAGATGGAGAACCTGAAGAAACTACAGTAGATGGAACACAAGTTAGAACTCAACAATTACCTAAATATGCTGAAATGCAAATAAACTTTAAACCAATACACTCTATACTACCAGAGGTAGGAGCAAGATTTATAGGTCAAGGTGGTAGAACAGTTCCCTCACCCCTTACAGATACAGATACTGATGATGCTACTAATAACTTTCAACAATTACAAGAAGCAGAAAGAGTAGGAATATTTCAATAATGGATAGATATAGAAACATAAAAACATTAAAAAATACTCAAGGTATAAAGTATTATCGAGGTACAAAATACCCTGAAATACCTTTATCTGAAAATGATATCTATGTTATAACAGTTACTGGTGATAGATTAGATATATTAGCTAATAGATATTATGGTGATTCTACTTTATATTGGATAATATCAGCAGCTAACCCATCTCAATCTTTTAGTTCTATGTATCTTACAGAAGGATCACAATTAAGAATACCAAATAATTTAAGTAATGTATTAGCAGCCTACAATGCGTTAAATTCTTAAGTTATGTCTAATATAGTAGGAAACCCTTTTAGATCGTTTGTAACAGAACAAATAAATACTAGACAAGAAATTCTATCAGGTTCTGGGTCCTTAGGAGGAAGAGATGAAAGATTCTTAAAGTATGTATCTAAAACTCCTTGGTTAAGGATGGCTTCTGCTGTTGATATTAATGATCGAGATAAATTATCTTCTTTAAACATAGATGCTTATGGGGGTAGTGAAGCCGCTAAGCAATTTGTTTTACAAGGAGGTACTTTAGCAACAAATAGAGTAGGATTAGAAGATAAAATATCCTATACTTCATTAGGTGCTAAATTTGGAGTAGCTACTGATAACTCTATTATAAACCAAAATTCATATGGATTTGGAGGCAGTGATTTTGGAAAAACTCCAATGCCGGGTTTAACTAGTGTTACTGTAGAAGATTATAATAGAGGAGCTATTAGAAAAGCTAAAGTTGATTTTACTTGTACTAATTTACAACAATTTGAAATTATTAATACTCTTTATATGAGAGTAGGTTATAATGTATTAATAGAGTGGGGCCATAGTGTTTACTTAGATAACGAAAATATAATCCGTCCACGTATTGATTTTAATACTCCTGCTTTTACCTCATTTTTTGAAGGAAAAAGTACATCTACACTTCTAGAAAACATTAGACAAGAAGTAGAAAATACTGATGGTAACTATGATGCTTTTATGGGTAGAATTACTAATTTTAATTGGAAATTTACTAAAGGAGTTTATGAATGTAGTGTAACAGTTCTCACACAGGGTGATGTAATAGAAAGTTTAAAAGTAAATACATCTTTTAATATTACAACATCCACTGAAGTTGAAGATCCTGCTGTAGAAAAAAGGTATTATTCACCTTTTGGGGGTGTAGATATAACTGAAGCAGTATTAGCAGCACAAGCAGAAGCTGCTCGTGATGCTACTGTAGTAGCTGGTACTGAATTTGAAATAACTGAGGATTTAAAAGATGAGGTAGCTGCAAAAGCAGAAGAAAAATCAGAAGAAGAAACTGAAGAAACCCCAGAACCTATTATTCCTGCTTTTATTAAAGGAAAAGATTCTAATATTATAAGTAATATTATATATAACAATTATGTTAAATTAACAGCAAATCAACAAGATAATGATAATACTATTAAATCTGGTGGTTTTACTGATTTTTTAAAGTTTGCTGATGGAAATAATAGTGAATATTTTTATATTAGTTTAGGTGCTCTATTAAGTCTTATTGAATCTAATAATCTTCTTTATGATTCTTCAGCAAAATCCCCAATAATTAATATAGATTCTAATTATACAACTAATTTTTGTGCCCGTTTCCCAGAACAAGTCTCTACACATTGGGATAAATGTTACATTCCATATAAAGTATTTAATGCTAAAAGAAGTAAATATACTGATAACCCAATAATTGATGAATTATTAGGAACCCAAAATAAAAGATATGATGCTAAAAATTACACAGGAAGATTAATGTGTATTTTAATAAACGCTAATTTTGTAAATTCTCTTTTAGTTTCTAATACAAATGGTAGTGGAGATATATCGATAAAAGATTTTCTTGGAACATTATTAGAAGAAGTACAAAATTCAATAGGAGGAATTAATGATTTTCAAATTGGGTATGACTATACTACTAATTCACTAAAAATATATGATAATAGTCCTTTGGTTTGTTCTCAACTTGTTGGTGAAACAAAACCAGAAGTTACTAAATTTCAATCTTATGGAGTTCAAAAAGGTCAAGCTGCAAGTTTTTTATTAGATTTAAATATTGAAAGTTCTCTTTCTTCAGACATAGCAAATATGTTAGCAGCAGGAGCCCAAACTAATGGTAATCAAATAGGAGAAAATGCTACTGCTTTTTCATTATGGAATCAGGGTTTAATAGACCGGGTAAGAAAAACTAATTTAGATAAACAAACTTTTGATAATTCTAAAAATGAAGAAGTAGCATCATCCTTACAACAACAATTTTTAAATAATAAAGATAAAATTTATAATATATTACGTAATATTAATAGCAAAGTTTCTAGTAATGAAGATTTAAGAGCTTGTTCGGCTATTAATAGAAATTTTTCCCAATATTATTTAGGAGAAGCTACTAAAAGCACTATAGGAAATACAAAAATGGGACTCCCAGGTAATTTCTTTATTCCATTTAATTTAGGTTTAAAAATGGATGGTCTTTCAGGTATGAGATTATTTGATGCTTTTAGTATTACAAATGAAGTTCTTCCATCCCTTTATACAGATGCTTTACAATTTATAATTAATGGCATAAACCATTCTATTACAGATGCTGGTTGGACTACTTCACTTTCATCTCAAACTTATACTCAATTCGAAGCTACAGGTAATGCAAATGAATATCCTACTGAGGCAGTTACTACACGAGGAGAAGCTGATGTTACAACTGGAGATTTACTCCCTAATTTTGCTGGAGATACACCAAATGCAGATTTCTTAAGAAAAGTAATGGAAGAATTAGGTATAGTTGAAAAATTACAAGGGGATAATGGTTTAGGAACAATTCAAGCTGGAGAGCAAATATCCAACGGTGGAGATATAACTAAAGAATTAGCATTTGCCTCAGTAGATCTTTTTAGAACTCTTACCCCTGCAGTTAAGGATATAGTAGTTACAGCAGGTAATGATTTATACCACCAAACTAAAGGTGATCCTACCTTAGTTGAAAACCCTAAAAATAGTCTTCATAGAAGTGGATTTGCTATTGATTTTACCTCAACTAAACTAAAATTAGTAGTTACAGTGCTAAATAGGTATGTAAGGGGTAATGATTTATTTAATTATATAAATGAGTATGTACGACGAACTGAAAATGGTACAGGAGATCATTTTCATATTACATATGGTTTAAAAGCAAAAGCAGGAACCTTTGCAGGATTAGAAAGAGATGAAGCTATTAAAGAGGGAAAAATTCTTGAGGCTGCTATTGGAACTGATGCTTTAAAACCAACACCTGTTATAATTCCATTTAAAGATATTCAAAAGGAATATAATGCTTTTATCAAAAAACGAGAGCAAGATTTCCAAAGTAAAAAAGCAACTGAACAAGCCACTTCATTTATACCTAAATCAAAACGAGGAAGAATTTAATTAAATTATGCCATATATACCAGAACATAGATTTCAAGGTGACCTTTACTCAAATTTAGGTGAATTTGTTATCCTTGAAACAAATGTTCCTTATCAGGGCTTTTACCATAAATTATCCTCAGGTAAGTTTTTTTCGGGTGCTACACCTTATAGTAATGTTTCTCAAGAATTAGTTCCATTAGCTGATACTTCACCTTCATCATTTCTTAATAATCAACCTGTATTAACTTTAGGAGGTAGAGGGTATCCAAATAAAAACATTACAGAAGAATATTTTAAATTATTTAAAGTAAATAAAGAATTAGTTTATAAAATTCCACAATCATTTTCCCCTATTCCAACTGATAAAGATTATACTAATGGTACTTTTATAAGATATTTCTTATATAATACTGTTACTAAAAACTATTTAGAGGTAGATCAAGATACTTATGATAGTATAAAAAAGAAAAACCCTGAATGGGATTATTTTAATTATCAAGCATTTATTATACCTTGGAGAATTAGTGGTACTAAAAAACAAATTACCAAAACTAATACTAGAATGATTGAAGTAATAGGTAAGAATAGTAATTTATCTTCTTATTTAGTTGACTTATGTGAGTATTCTAAAGTTAAACCTACAAAAGATATCTTTACCTACTCAATCACATACCAGAATATAGAAGGAGAATCTACTATTCCAACCCCCTATAATCCTCCAACTGATGATTTTCATATAATGCCAGATGGTACTATAATGCCAGGTAAAACTCATGAAGAATATCTCAAAACTATAGCCCCATCTATTACTACCCAAACATCATCATCAATATCATCACCAACTCTAACACCATCACCATCAATTTCTAATAATACAAATAGAGGGGGTTATTAAAGTCTCAACTTGGTTTAGTAAATTGCGTTTTGTACATTTACGTTAATGTTTTGGTTAATAGAAAATAATAAGCAATTCGAGGTTTTAAAAAATAGTGGTTTTAAAGAAGCGTTTGTAGAGATTATTCCAAATAATCCCTACCAACATCCAACAAACAATTCTATTTGTTCCTTTTATGTGCGTCCTATTAAGGGGCACAAAGGATACATTTTACCTATATCTCATACCGAATGTAATACATTATTTGAAGATGATGTTTATTTATGGTTAAAAAGTTTAAATAAGATTTATGTAAGAGATAAGAAAGAATTTCTACATTATACAATATTTAAACAGCTTATAGATGTAACATTGCATCTTCCTCCGTATATACCTCCTCAAACAACGGCGCATACAATTTTATATAATAGATTTCCCGATTTATTAACGATTAATCAAATCGTGCCAATTACCAAGCATTATGAAGTTTGTGAGCAAATATATGATGATTTAGAGCACCGCATTAATACCGTGGTAAACCCGTTTTATAATGACCGAGCTACGTTAGTATTTAATGCAATAGAACGTAACGGAATAAAAATTAATAAGAATGAATTTGAAAAACACTTCCACGAAACAGAAGACGAATTTATCTACACACAATACAACTTTAAAACACTTACAACCAGACCTTCAAATAAATTTAACGGCGTTAACTACGCTGCTCTCAATAAAGAAAATGGGTGTAGGGAAAGTTTTATACCGCGTAATGATGTCTTTTTTGAATTTGATATTTCTGCTTATCACCCTACCCTTAGTGCTAGGCTTGTTGGTTATGATTTTGGTAAAGGAGATATACACGAGAATTTTGCTAAGATGTATAATGTGGATTATGCAAAAGCAAAAGAATTAACATTTAAACAATTATACGGAGGAGTTTTTGATAATTATAAAGACTTACCGTTTTTTAAAGCAACATCTGAGTATATACGTACGAACTGGGAAAAATATCAAGCCGAAGGAAAACTCATATGTCCTATCTCTAATTATGAATTTGTTAATGATGAGTTAGAAAATATGAACCCACAAAAATTATTTAATTACGTTTTGCAAAATATGGAAACAAGCGTGAATGTTGAAATATTATACCGTATATTAGATATATTAAAAGGAAAAAATACTAAGTTGGTCCTCTACACTTATGATTCATTCCTATTTGATGTTGATAACAACGAAATAGAAGTTTTAGAACAAATAAAAGAGGTTTTTAATAAATTAAAGTTACAAATAAAAAGTAAACATGGACTCAACTACAATTTTAAATAATCCTACTAATATTTATGGGGTAGAATATGACTACGAAAACCCTATAAACACCTTAGATTTGAATAACAAGTTATTTTGTACTTTTACTACATTAGACGAATTAGATAGTTTAGTAGAGAACTTGCAATCTAAGTATACTATCATGTATAATAAGATGTTTGTATTACATGTTAAAAGTAATGACGAATATGTTGTTACTTATAATGTAGACCAAGGTAATGTATCTTCTATTCCAGATAATACAATCTTAGTACATCGTAAAAAAGATTCAAACACTCTATACACTATCAATGCCCTTAATGAGTTAATTAAGCGTTTAAATGGTGGTGTAGTAGACCCTCGCTTTAGAATTGACTGGCAGCACTATAAAAACACAATTCTATTGACACAACAAAACGAATTAAAAGAATTAAAGACAAAGATTCACACAATCATTGAACTTTAACTTGGCAATCGCCGAAATATTTCGTATATTCCCACCCAATTAAAAATTAGTTATATATTATGGATTTAGACGTAATCAAGCAGCGTTTAGAGGCTCTGCAAAAACCCACCTCTAACAATTCAAACAATGGAAAATCATTGTTTTGGAAACCCTCAATTGGTAAACAAACGGTTCGTATTATGCCGTCAAAGTTTAACAAAACAACACCATTTAGTGAGCTTTATTTCCACTATGGAATTGGTAAACCAGTAATGATTTCACCTACAAATTTTGGTGAAAAAGATCCATTGGTTGAATTCGCTAAAAAACTTCGTCAAACTGATCAGCCTGAAAACTGGAAGTTGGCTAAGAAACTTGAACCAAAAGTTCGTTATTTTGCTCCTGTAATTGTCCGAGGTATGGAAGATGAAGGTGTTAAAATTTGGCAGTTTGGTAAAGAATTATATTCAACTTTCCTTCAACTAGCTATGGATGAAGAAGTTGGTGATTATACTGACATTAATCAAGGTCGTGATATTAAATTAAATACAGAAGGACCTGAAATGACAGGAACTAAGTACAATCGTACTACAGCATCACCTTCAATGAAGAGTGCTCCTGCTGGAGAAGCTAATCAAATTGAATTGTGGTTAGAGAATCAAGTTGACCCTCAAGGTGTATTTAAAAAAGTTCCTTATGAGGAAATGAAAGAAGCACTTGAATCATGGTTAACGCCTGAAGATGTAGCTCAAGAAGGAGATATTATTGATGACGAAAAGGAAAGTGATACACCAAAAACTAACTATTCAGTCAATACTTCATCTCAGACTGTAAAGCAAAATAAACTTGATAAATTTGATAGTTTATTTGACGAAGGTAGTGATAAAGTTGATGATCTGCCCTTTTAATTATGGCAAGAAAAGCAAGTAAATCCTTAACCGCAGCTGTATCAGCTGAGATTAAGTCAAAATTTGATCTAGGGAGTTTTAAAAACAAGAAAGGACTAACCGGTTCTATTAAGTTTAAAGAACAACAATGGATTCCCTTATCATCAGCCTTCCAATCAGTAACATCTGTACCTGGTCTTCCAATGGGTCATATTTGTTTACTTAGAGGTCATTCTGATACAGGCAAGACTACTGCACTTATTGAAGCTGCAGTAGCTTGTCAAAAATCAGGAGTACTTCCAGTGTTTATTGTTACTGAGATGAAATGGAATTGGGAACATGCCATGCAAATGGGTCTTGATATAAAAGAAGTTTGGGATGAAGATACTGGTGAATTAATAGATTACGAAGGTAATTTTATTTATGCTGACCGTGAAACTATTCATACAATTGAAGATGTAGCAGGATTTATTCTTGACTTACTTGATGAGCAAAAGAAAGGTAATCTACCTTATGATTTATGTTTCTTTTGGGATTCAATTGGTTCTGTACCTTGTGAAATGTCTGTTAAATCTAACAAGAACAATAACGAGTGGAATGCCGGTGCTATGTCAACTCAATTTGGTAATAGTGTAAATCAATTAATTACATTATCTCGTAAAGAATCTTCTAAATTTACTAATACTTTAGTATGTGTTAATAAAGTTTGGACAGCTAAACCAGAATCACCTATGGGTAAACCCAAGTTAATGAATAAAGGTGGTTTTGCAATGTGGTTTGATTCTACATTTGTAATTACATTTGGTAATATTGCTAATGCTGGAACATCTAAAATTAAAGCAATTAAAGATGGTAAACAGGTTGAATTTGCTAAACGTACTAACCTTCAGATCGATAAAAACCATATTAATGGTATTACTACACGAGGAAAAATTATAATGACACCTCATGGTTTTATTGAAGATACTGATAAGGATCTGAAAAAATACAAAGACGATCATACTAAAGAATGGAGTAAAATCTTAGGTGGTGGTGATTTTAAAGTCATCGAAGAACAAGATTCTGTAGAAGCTACTTCAACATACGAACAAGAACCAGAATAAAATGGCAGATAATAATTTATTAGAGCTCCTCAACAATATGGATGAGGTTAATGACACACCATCCTCCAAACATGACCGAATACTGATTATCGACGGTCTAAATCTATTTTTCAGGAATTTCGCTATGCTTAATATAGTAAATGAGCATGGAGTTCATATAGGTGGATTAGGTGGGTTTCTTCGCTCATTGGGGACTCTAATAAATGCCATTGATCCTACATCAATGTATGTAGTTTTTGATGGAGAAAATTCTTCAATGAATCGTAAAAATATTCTTTCAGAATATAAATCAGGTAGGCATGTTTCTCGAATTACTAATTGGGAAATTTTTGAAGATGTTGGAGATGAACATGATGCTAAAGTAGATCAAATAGTAAGATTAATTGATTATCTTAAGTGTCTCCCTGTAAAAACCATAGCGCTTGACAAAGTAGAGGCCGACGATATTATCGCGCATTTAGCACAAACTATTACCAATAATAATGATAACTCTCGTGCATTTATTGTGTCAAGTGATAAAGATTTTATTCAACTAGTAAGTGATAAAATTTGTGTATATCGTCCCATTGAAAAAGATTATTATAATAGAAATACTATTGTTGAAAAGTTTGGAGTATTACCTGAAAATTTTATTTTATATAAAGTTTTAATGGGAGATGCTTCTGATAAGGTTCCTGGAATTAAAGGTTTAGGTACTAAAAAATTACACAAATTATTCCCAGAATTAAATGAACGAGTACTTACATTAGATGATATAATTAATCTTTCAGCTGAAAAACATAAAGAGCATGTTATATATTCTCGAGTAGTATTTGATGAAGCTAATTTAAGAAAAAATTATAAAATTATGGATTTACATAATCCTATGATGGATAATTTAGAAAAAAAATATATAGAAGATCAAATAGAAGAAGAACCACCCGTGCTTAATGTAGTTCCTTTTCTTAAATTCTATCAAGAAGATGGGTTACGCCATTTAATTAAAAACGTAGAATTTTGGATTAATAATCAGTTTCGAATATTAAATAGTTTTATAGATGACTCTAAGTGAATTAAATAAATATGGTCCTGCGTTTCAGGTAAAAGTTATTCATTCATTACTAGAACGTAAAGAATTTTTAACTAATATTTATGATATTTTAGATTCATCTTATTTTGATAATCAAGCACATAAATGGATTATTGATAATATTCTTAAATACTATCATGAATACCATACAACACCAACTCAAGAGGTATTAAAATCTGAATATGAGAAAGTAACTAATGATGTTTTAAAAGTATCTATTAGAGAACAACTTAGAGATGCTTATAAAATTGTAGCTACAGATGCTGAGTATATTGAATCTGAATTTGCAGCATTTTGTAAAAATCAACAGTTAAAAAAAGCTTTACTAAATAGTGTAGATTTATTAAAAGCAGAAGATTACGATTCTATAAGGGGTTTAATTGATAATGCACTTAAAGCAGGTAATGATAAAAATATTGGACATGAATATCTTAAAGACATTGAAACACGTTATCGTGAAGAACAACGTACTACTATCCCAACACCTTGGGTTGAATTTAATAAAATCCTCCAGGGAGGTCTCGGAAATGGAGATTTTGGTCTTATATTTGGTGGTCCAGGAGGTGGTAAATCTTGGAGTTTAGTAGCTTTAGCTGGACACGCTGCTAAATTAGGGTATAATGTAGTTTATTATACTTTAGAATTAGGAGAAGATTATGTTGGAAGACGTTTTGATGCTTATTTTACTAAAACCCCAGCAAACGAAGTAATGTATCATAAAGATAAAATTTCAGAAGCTATGGATAACATACCTGGGAATCTTATTATTAAAGAATTTTCACCAGGTAAAGCGGGAGTTTCAACAGTAGAATCACATATTCAAAAATGTACTGATTTAGGAACCAAACCAGATATGATTGTTATTGATTATGTTGACCTTCTTCGTTCAAATAAAACAACTAGGGAACGAAAAGATGAGATTGATGATATTTATACAAGCACTAAAGGATTAGCCCGCGAGCTAGACATTCCGATTTGGTCCGCATCTCAAGTTAACCGACAGGGAGCTCAAGATGATATCATTGAAGGACATAAAGCAGCGGGTTCTTATGACAAAATGATGATTACAGATTTTTGTGCTTCTATTAGTCGCAAAGCTAAAGATAAACAAACAGGGGTTGGAAGATTCCATATTATGAAAAATAGATACGGTATGGATGGACTTACTTTTGGGACTTTTATTGATATTGCTATAGGTGAGTTTAAAATGGTTAGTGATGAAGAATTCCAAACTTTATCCAAACAAGAAGAAACCCCAGAAAGTAATCTTCCTAGTGATAACTTTAGTTTAGCTGAGAAGAATCAGTTGCAAATGAATAAATCACTTTTACAAGGACTTTAATTTAATTTACTAAAAAAACTAATGGCAAAAACAGATTTAATGCAGGAACGTGTTGTTTATAAACCGTTCGAATATCAAGAAGCAGCTGATTATTGGTTAAAACAACAACAAGCCCACTGGCTACATACAGAAGTTCCCATGATGTCTGATTTAACAGACTGGAATCAAAATTTAAATGAAACTGAAAAAAATATTATTGGTTCTATTTTAAAAGGATTTGCTCAAACCGAAACAGTAGTAAATGATTACTGGTCAGGATTAGTAACTAAATGGTTTAGAAAACCAGAAGTTATAATGATGGCTACAACTTTTGGAGCATTTGAAACGATCCATGCTGAAGCTTATTCGTTATTGAATGAAACTCTTGGTCTAGAAAATTTCGATGAGTTTATGGAAGATGAAGCTACAATGGCTAAAATAGAAGCTCTTACTTCTGTTAGAGATAGCTTTAATGGTAAAAAAGATCTTCATGAAATTGCTAAATCATTAGCAGTATTCTCAGCATTTACTGAAGGAGTTAATTTATTTAGTTCGTTTGCTATTCTTTTATCATTTAAAATGAGAAACAAACTAAAAGGAGTAGGTCAAATTGTAGAATGGAGCATTAGAGATGAATCACTTCATTCAGAAGCTGGCTGTTGGTTATTTAGAACCTTAATAGCTGAAAACCCAGAACTAAAAACCCCAGAATTAGAAGCTGCTATTAATGAAGCTGCTTTACTATCACTCCAACTTGAATTAGATTTTATTAAAAAATGTTATGAGTTAGGAGATTTAGAAGGTTGTTCCCAATATGATTTAGAAAATTTTATAAAAAATAG